TGGATGGATTATGCGCTCATTATAATGAATATAACGAACCGCCGCCGAGCCGCCGCCGAGCCGAGCCGCCGCCGAGCCGAGCCGAGCCGCCGATCCTTAATCTAGTTTGATCAGCCCAGTTTGATCAGCCCAGTTTGATCAGCCCAGTTTTTTTAAAAAAATAATATTGACTTTACCCGATAGTAATATATATTGATTATATGATTCAGAGAGTTTTTAATTACCTAGCCGCTTCAGGCCAGCCAAACAACAATATTGGAGGGTGGTACGGTATGGCGTACGGCTCCCACAAAGATATCGATACTGGTATAATTACTAGAGTTGAAGAACTAGGAAGAATCAGCAGTAATCGAGCAGAATTAAAAATTATCACACATGTCCTTTATACGATTTGCAAAAAATATGAAATCGTTTCTAATGATACAGTACATATTACAACCGATAATTCAACCGTTTTTCGTTGGATTAGAGATATTTCACGAGATATTTCACGAGAGATAGAAGATGAGAGATGTATTCCTAATAATATACAGATAAAAAAAATCATGCATCAAGAGAAGCTACGAAAAGTTCGGATTGAAAGGGCGAAGAATAGAATTGAAAAAATTGAAGAAAAAACTGTTTTTAAGATGTTTGCTAGAAAATTCAAATCTATAACCGTTACTGCCGTCGGTCGACGTCGGATAGTCGCTGAACTTGGCGACTGATGAAAAATAAAGTAAGAACGACGGAGAGTTTTCGCAATCTTTGTTATACTTATTTGATAGACAAGCCAAAACAATAAAATTATGTCAAACACAACCGCTATTTACTCCACCACAAAACTGTACATCCACTCTGGTTCAGCATTTACTGAAATTCCAGGTATTACCGACATTACCGGCCCGACCGTTAATAAGGGACAAATTGATGTCTCCAATATGGATTCAGTGTCCTATCGTGATTATAAACCATCTTATCTTGCAGACCCAGGTACAGTCTCGTTTGACTGTCAATGGAACCCAACCAATTCAATCCACAAGATGCTAATTGGTCGTGTTGCTAGTGGCAGTGCAGTTGATACATTCCAAATGACATTCTCAGATGGAACCAACTACGCATTCTCTGGTTCAGTGCAAGAAGTTGCTATCAAGGCATCCGACCCAGCTGAAGGTATTCTTACAGCCACTGGTCAAATTCGCTTGTCTGGCGCAATCGTACTCCCAGCGTGACTATAGCGCTGGTGTTCTAATGTGGTAAGGTTATAAGAAAGCCCTCACGCCGAACGGCGTGAGGGTTTTTCGTTTTTTGTATATTTGACGACGTTTTGGTATTTTTTTCATATAGTTATAGAGGAATAGGATAACATTATGAAAAACGACGCATTCTCAAAAATTAGTTTAAAAGCATTTTGTCAGTATGAAAAACTTACTGACCGGAATTCAATGGATTTGTTCAAAGGTGACAACCATTCAATGACAGACCTACGGGATATTATATTTCTCATCATGTACACAAAAGATGATAAGACGACATTTGAAACTGTGGAAGGTTTGAGCAGCCGAGACTTTGAAGCACAAATGAGTTTGTTCAAGGGCGAAGATAAACCCGATGTCAAAGAGTAATTATGGTACAGACGCTCTAGCCTTCTTGATAGTGGAATGTAATGTTTCACTACCATATGACGTTGCGGTTAACCTAACTTCACAAGACCCTCTGTATACATCAATTGTACAGGCGTGGAAGAATAGAGATGAGAGAGCTGATTATCGCAATGCTCTCCTATGCACAGTTATGAATAATTCGATGGGTGGTCGGGCACGGTTATCTGACTTCTTACCGAAGAAAAAATTAACTGTCGTTGAGCGTGAAGCTCAAATTAAAGCCAATGTATTAAATTATAATAGTAAAGTTGACAGCGATAAAAGCAACCTACAGTAACTATTTATACCCATAACATAGGAATTTAATATATGGCAACAATTTCAACCGTCAGCGTCGATTTCGTAGCGAAAACTCAGAAGTTCAGTGAGGGAATGAAGAGTATGCGCAAGAGCACAAAGTCTTGGCATAAAGACATGTCCTCTACAATGTCTTCAGTCAAACAACTTATTGCTGGTATAGCTATTGGTGCTGCAATGAAGAAGATAGCCGCCGAAGTTGACCAAGCGGTAAAGGCGTTGGCACGGGTTAACGATGAGGCTCAAAAGTTAAATATGTCGGTTACTGCCTATCAGACATTTGCTAAAGTTTTCTCTGACGCAGGTAGTAACGTTGAAGCTCTTAAAACTTCTATGGGAACCCTCCAGAGAGCAATGGATGGTGCTGCCCGTGGTGGTGCTCGACAGCTTGAAGCATTCGACATGCTGGGTGTCAGTGTAGCTCGATTACAAAAACTTTCTCCCGACGAACAATTTGTTGCTATTGCTGAGTCCTTGAATGCAATGACCGATTCAAATGCTAAAGCGTCTGCAGGATTGACTTTATTTGGAACACAGTATTCAGAATTACTCCCAATCATCAATGGTGGGTCAGCGGCAATTGCTAAAGCGGCTCGTGAGGGCGCATCTACGGGTGAAGTGTTGTCTAAGGGGGCAATCGACGGGGCTAAGAAGTTCCAATTGTCAATTAAAGCAATCGGTGACCAGTTCGGTGGTTACATGAGTATTTTCGCTGCTGCTATATCTCCCGTCGGTAAAGAGATAGCAGATGGTTTAACTCCAAGTATTGAACGAGCTGGATCAGCCTTCGATACAATTGGAAGTGCTATAGATGCAATGGCAGTCCCAGTTACGGTATTACTATTGGGTATTCAAGTTCTACAAGCTGCTTTTTATGGAATCCAAACCGCAATCTATACAGTAGCATCGGGAGCGGTAAAGGGATTTAGTCTCCTAATCAGTGGATTTAATAAAGTTCAGGAAGGTATATTTGTTGGTGTTAACGCAATACGACTTGCGTGGAGCCAACTTCCGTTCACCGATTCTGTATTTGAACCAATTGTATTTGATAAAATGTTCCAAGGAGTTCAGGCCACCTTAGAAAATATATCAACTAGTGCAGCTGAAATTGCTATTGAGAGTTCTGGAAAAATAGCAGCTGCATTTGGTAGTGAGAGTATATCAAATAAATTTAAGACACGGGTCGCACAAATAAAAGAAGAATTGGTCAATTTAAAAGCTGCTGCGGTTGCAGAAGCTGATGACTATTCCAAAAAAATACAGAGTGTCGCCGCAACCGGAGAGAATTCACAATTCTCCCGGGATATTCTGACGAGAGAACAACTTTTAGCTGACTTAGCTCGGGCTCAAATTAAATATCATGATGATTTGGCTAAGAGTGTAGCGAAATACAAAGACGTAAGTGTTGGGTATGCACAAGAAATTTACAATATCAACAGTGCCGTCGCTGAAGGTCTTTTAACCAACGATGAGGCCTCGAGGGCTCTTACACAGACTTATGGTGAAATGTTTGTTAACAGTAATACATGGTTTACTGCCGCAGCAAATTCAATGTCATCGTTGGCAGATGGAATGTCACGAGCGATTGTGGCAGGAGAAGGATTGGGTGATGTATTCAAGAGCCTATTAAAAGACATTGCAGTTATGATTGTTAAATCTATGATATTGAGCGCACTATATGCTCTATTAGGTTTTGCTGACTTTGGTGCGTTTAAGGGTATTCAAGCTGCTTTCGGTACTTTAACCGGAAGTGGACCAGCAGCAAGAGCAAAAGGTGGACCTGTAAGTAGTGGAACACCTTATATGGTTGGAGAAAGAGGTAAAGAATTATTCGTACCATCCGCCTCGGGTTATATTGTACCAAATGATAAAATGAATGGTGGCTCAAATGTAAGTGTAAATCAAACATTTAATGTATCGGCTGGGGTATCCCAAACGGTAAGAGCTGAAATGATTCAATTCCTTCCAATCTTTAAACAACAAGCCACTGTCGGCGTATTAGACGCAGTTCGTCGTGGTGGAGAATATTCAAGAGTAATCAGAGGATAATTTATGCCAACATTTCCATTAACATTTCCAAGTATAGTACCGAGTGGTATTGAATTCGTCGCCAAAACTCAGACATCGAAGTTCACTTCACCATTCACAGGACGAAGTCAGATATATCGTTTCCAAGCAGCTCAATGGTGGGAACTAAATCTCCAATTTCCTCCACTGCAAACATCAGAAGCGCTGGTAATGAGTGGATTTTTGACAGGCCTTGCTGGACAGTCTGGTACTTTCTATTTCACACTTCCATCTATGTTTGCGATGAATGGAAGTGCGGCAGTAACAGTAGCGGCCAATGGAAATGATATAACAGTTAATTCTGGTACGGCACAAGTTGGACTGTTTGGTAGTGATAGTGTTTCAAAACGATTAGTACAATTTACAGGAGATACTGCAATATTTCCAGCATTGGTAGCTGGAGCAACTACCCTAACTCATACAGGTTCATTATACAGACTCGCTTCTAATGAAGTAAGATTCTCAGTTGATGAAGCTCGAAACTACGGGATAGTTATCCCAATCGTGGAGGCTATATAATATGTCAAGAGGCGGATTAACAGATACATACGTAACGTCATCGGCTGGAACAGTCAATATATCGTACGCGGTATACCTTGATTTCAGCAGTGGTGCCAGCAGAGTATGGAGTGGATTGAATGACATTACTATAACTGATGATTTCGGGGGCGGAACATATTCTGGTCTTGGTGGACTTGGCAACATCAGTCAAGTTGTTGAAACAACTGAAGTATCAGCTAAAGGTGTTGAATTAACCTTATCAGGAATAGATTCAAATATTCTATCACTTGCTCTAACTGACCAATACCGGGGAAGGGAGATGGCAATATACGCTCTATTCCACAACGACGATTTTTCAGCCTACGAACAGACTACAATCTTTCGTGGTAGAATGAACCAAATGAAGATACAAGAAGGAGAAGATTCTTCTACAATTTCTATGACCTGTGAAAGTAGACTTATATTATTAGAGCGACCTAAAGAACGTCACTATACCAATGAAGACCAGACACGACTATACCCAGGTGATTTGGGGCTTGAGTATCTATCAACAATGGTAGCAACAGACATTTATTGGGGAAGTGCATCCCCTTCTCAAAAGACTTCGGTAACTAACGCTGGTTATGCAAAGGATATTGAAGATATTAGAGGACTTATATGATTATAAACAGTAAATTTCATAACGCGATTGCTATAAGGCAGAATAAACCATTCGTCTGGGGAGAGAATGACTGCGCTCTATTTGTTGCAGACATTTATCTTGACGTGTCTGGAATAGATTTAGCTGAAGGCATTCGTGGTTTATATAATACAAAGTATGATGGTGTACGACTAATTGTAGACCTCGGTGGATGGGATGAAATATTAGTTCTTAGAGGATTTGAAAAAATAAATACAAACATGGTTAAACGTGGTGACGTTGTTATATCAGAAAATGCTTTGGGTATTTGGATTGGTGACAAAGGATTATTCGCCGGTGGAGCCGTAAAAAAATTAGAAGATATAACAGACGCCTATCATCACAACACTTTATAAAATATGGAATTAATAATCGTCGTTATCGCAGATATAATTGTAGCCGCAGTAGGAGCCGCCGCTGTAGGTGGAATCTGGGGTGCAGTAGTTGCTGCTGTTGCAACATTCGTCGCAACCATAATCGTTTATGGAGCATTAATTTATGGTGTATCAGCGATGATGAAACGTGCTTCATCAATGTCTGGTGCTGACCTTGGTGCTGGTGCTAGAGGTAAATTATCAATGTTTCGAGATGCAGTACCTGTGCATCGAGTGACCTATGGTAGACAAAGACTATCTGGTCCAGTTATCTTCGCTACAACAACTAGTAAATCAGCCTCTAATAAGAATGAATATGTTCACATGATTGTTGCTTTAGCGGGTAATGAAGTTGCTAGTATTGATGAAATATTTTTCAATGATGAATTGGTTGCCGACGCAGCAGGAACAATCCAAAGTCCATTCACAAACAATGTTCAATTTGAGAAGATGCTTGGAACATCCACCCAAGTATCATCAGCAGTAATACAGTCAAATCTACCTACATATTGGACAGCGGACCATAGATTAAGAGGTATCGCAGCACTTTATTTTAGACTTGAATACAGAGATGAAGTGTTTCCACATGGAATTCCAAATGTAAGTGCCATTGTTAATGGTAAACCAATTTTAGATGTACGTGATTCGACAACTGCAGTATCAGAAAATCCTGCATTAATTGTAAGAGACTACCTTCTCAATGAATTTGGTGTATCATCCACAGAAATCAATACAGTCTCATTTATAACAGCGGCAAACGTCTGTGATGAACTTGTAGCAAGTAAGGATGGTGGAACTGAGAAACGTTATACATGTAATTATTCATACCTAACATCAGATTCACCTGCTGCAATTATTGAACAGATGCTAACATCATGTTATGGTAAATTGGTATATTCAAACGGTGAGTTTATATTAAAAACTGGAGCATACGTTACTCCTACAATCACTTTAAATGAAAATGACTTACGCTCTGGTATGTCAATAACTACGAAGGCAAGTATCACAGATAGTTACAATGGTGTAAAGGGTGTGTATACTGACGGACCAAGCGCAACCGCATCGTATCAAGCAGCTGACTTCGTTGCAGTAACATCGTCGTATTACCAAACAACAGAAGATGCTGGATTACAAAACTTTACTGACATTCAACTTCCTGCTACAATCTATCATGGAGAAGCTCGTCGTATTGCTAAATTAAATCTATTAGACAGCAGACAAGACTTGTCAGTTCAATTTCCTGCAAAAGTATCTGCTATTCGCCTAATCGCAGGTGACTTTGTTTATGTTGATAATGTTCGTATGGGTTGGAGTCAGAAACCATTTGAAATCATGGGTCTATCAGTCAATCCTGACGCTGGTGTTGACCTATCATTAAAAGAAACTTCTGCAGTTGTATTCGATTGGGAAAATGTAGACGCTGACGTTGACCGTGACCTATCACCAAATACAAATTTACCAACTGCCACAAGTAATGTTCCATATCCAACCAACTTCACCGCTACTGAAATAACAAATCGTGCTGAAGATGGTACTATTTCTACACAAGTTAAATTAGAGTGGGATGATATAAGTAATGGAACAATCCAATTCGTTGAACTTGAATTTAAAAAGAGTACTGACGGTTCGTGGTCAAGTTTGGGTAGATTCTCAAACAGTGCGCAGAACTATTACACGGTTAATGTTCTAACCGGAATCACCTATAATTTCAGAGCTCGTAACATTAACACCGCAGGAGTTCCTTCTGTTTGGGTTACTGCAAACGTCAATATGATTGGAACAGGAGTAGCTCCACAAGCTCCAACCATCGTATCTTGGACAAGCACACCCGGCTCAATATCTCTACAATGGACCAATGACGCGGTTGATACTGATTATAGTGGAACAAGAATTTATTTGAATAACAGTTCCAGCGCAGGAACATTCAGTGAGGCTAATTATAGTCACATGGTATATGGAACTGAGTGGAATAAGAGAATAAGTTCTACCGGAAGTCTGTGGGTGTGGTTGAAGAACCAAAATACATCAGGTCTTACCAGTTCTTACGCTGGACCACAAGAAGTTGTATTAGAAGCTGATGTTGGACAAAGCAATAATTATGAAGAAACACGTTATCGCTATGACGATTTTCTTCCAAGCACACCAACAGGCAACGATCCTGCGGGTTGGACTGTTCTTGTCCCAACTCAAAGTAATGGTAACCAGGCTCTGTTCATCAGTACCGCCACCAAAGACGCTTCTGGCAACGTTATTGGCGTCTGGTCGATACCACAACGGCTCAGTGGTAATATTTCGTTCTATAACGGAGCAGAACCAACGGGTTCAGCTGTAGTAAATGGAGACTTGTGGTATAACAGCGGTGACAACTATAAATTATATCGTTATAATGGTATTGGTTGGGACTTCCTAAATAAGAAGGTTTATCTACCAGATTTCGGCACAGGTATATTGCCTGTGTCTTATGGAAGCGCTTTACCATCACTCCCAGACAGCAACTATCCTACGGGAAGTGTTTTCTTTAATCTCACAGACGGTAATTTGTATCGTGGTGATGGTGCAACATGGAATAGTCAAATCAGTTCATCTTTAGTCAATGGTAGTTTCCCTGGTACACAAATCACGTCGGGTTCTATAACAACCGCACAGATTTTGGCTGGTTCTATTACTGCTGGTCAATTACAAGCTAATACAATTACTGCCGGTCAAATTGCCGCTGGTGCAATCACAGCAGCAACCATCGGTACAAATGAAATTATTGCTTCAGCAGCTAACATTGGTAACGGTGTAATTACAGATGCCAAAATAAGTGAATTAGGAGCTGGTAAAATTACTGCTGGTACAATCAATGTAGCTATTCAATTGAACGCGGCTACTATCATTGCAGGTACACTCGCGGTTAACAGTCAGTTTATGAATTCGGCCACGCCAACATATACAATGGCTCTCCAAGCTGAAGCATCTGATGAACTTGGTCCAATTGATGTATCAACTCTACCAACTCACCCAACGTTTACATACTCCACAACATCTAATCTCACCTTAGTTGGATGGGGCTCAGGGGCGGCTTCGTATAACAGTAAACGATTCGGCCAAACAGACTTATCACTGGAGATTAATATGTGTGGTAACTCCAGCATCGTTGGAAGTTCTTCAAATTATGTTATATTTGGTGGAGCATATCGTATCAACGGTGGTAGTTGGATTAATGTTAGTCATGACAACTATTGTTCCGCCGCCCTGCCAAATATTATGTGGTCTGACTTTTCTCCCGTCACTGGATTAATATCAACGGACACAATTGATATTGGAGTACGTCTTGCTAAAACAGGAACGCCTACAGGAACAATTGGTGGACTATCGCTGACAGTTGTGGCTCCTAATATCTAAAAATGCCACACCGAGCTCCATCTGCTACAAAGAAATCAACTACTGAATCAAGGAGATATGATAGAGCTCGATATGATGAGAAGAGACCATCAGCAAATGAGCGTGGTTATGACGCAGCGTGGCAGAAAGTAAGAAAGCATCATTTAACGTTTAATCCTCTTTGTGTAGATTGTTTGAAGATGTTTTTATTTATTCCAGCACGAGAGGTTCATCACGTTATTAAAGTCGCGGATAGACCTGATATGAGAGACGTGCCGAGTAACATGATGTCACTTTGTAAACGATGCCACAGCGTAAGAACTGCCGGTGGTGAATAAATTTAATTTCGCATAAAACGTTGTTTCAGAAATATATACACTATTTATAGTTATATGATAAAAAGCGAACGTTTCGTTATAGCGGCGGACAATCATGGCGATATGATAGACCCCGTAACAGAGAAAGCTCTGTTCAACTTTATGAAAGACTTCAAACCAACAATTAGAATACACCTAGGTGATAATTTTGATTTTCGTAATTTGAGAAAGGGTGCGAGTGATGATGAGAAAGCTCAGTCCTTAAAAGATGATTGGAATAGTGGAGAAGATTTTGTCCGTCGATTCTATGATGGAGGTAAGCACAATGTATTTCTACGAGGAAATCACGATGAACGTTTGTTTGATTTAGCAAATACAACAATTGGTGTGATGAGAGATTATGCTCACGACAATATAGAAAGATTTAACAGTATATTCAGTAAAGCAAAAGCTGACGTATTACCATATGATTCGAGACATGGTGTTTATGAATTAGGTAACATAAAATGTATTCATGGTTATTTCGCAGGCAAAACTGCTGTACAGAGACACGCTGCTGTTTATGGTAATTGTGTGTTTGGTCATATCCATTCAATAGATAGTTGCGCTGTCGAGAGACATGATGAACCAGGAGAATCACGTAGTATAGGAGCACTCTGCAAAGTTGATATGGAATATAACAAGAAAATGCCATCGCATTTACGTCATAATAATGGTTGGGTAGCAGGAACATTATACAGTGATAATACATACGCATTATTTCAAACTACTAGAGTTGGTGACAATTTTACTTGTTCAACCAGCTTTAAGAGATATTGACACTATATATTGATATGAAAGTATACATTGATGACATTGAAATACCACTGGCTGAAGCAGTAGAACTAAACCGCGTAACGGTTGATGAAAATGGAACTGTATGGCTTGCAGAAGATATTATGCACGCAATAGCATTAGGAGATAGTGTTCACCTACGTCGACAGTGAAATCGCCCAAGACACGATGTAATGAACAGTGGACAGAAGCTAGATTTAACTCATTTATTAAATCAGCATTAAGAAGTGCCTCAAACCGTTGGGCACCTAAACACTTGTGTATAAAGAACAGCAGAATTGCTCGCAACACTTACATTTGTTTCAGTTGTAAGAAACAGGTTGGTCATCGGCTCATTAAAGCAGACCATATAGAGCCCGTTGTAGACGTTAAAAAAGGATTTCGGTCTTGGGACACCTATATTGCTAGAATGTTCGTAGAAGTGGACGCCTATCAGGCAGTGTGTAAGGCGTGTCACGACATTAAGACTAAAGAAGAGGCAGTAGAAAGAAAAAGAAACAAATGAATGGTAAGGGCTCTAAACCCGACCTCTAACTATATCGTCCGAAGAACTGAGTGAGAGATTAAACAATATTTTTAAGAAACCTATCAACAATAAGGCAAACGCAAATGGAAAAAGTACAATACTGGACAACAGAAATATCAAAAAACACTATAAGACCCTGTGAAACTCTCACCTCTTATAACATTGACAAAAATCGTACATGGACATCGAGTTCTTACGAAAGATGCTGGGTAGTAGATGAACCAATCTGTTCAATACCTAATGATTGTGTTGATGTGAAAGATAAGGTTGTATTGGACTTAGGATGTGGCTTTGTCGGTGTAACTGTAGCATTGGGCAACTCAACGCCAGAACGTTTTATCGAGTTGGGCGCATCAAAGGTGATAGGAGTTGATTTGACTAAGAAGGATGTAGATAGAATAGCGGATAAACTTGGTAGTAAATTTATTGGAATATGTGAGAAAGTTGATACAATAGAAAAACTACAACGCATAATAGACCAATATAATCCAACCATAATCAAATCAGATATAGAGGGAGACGAGGTTATATTTCTTGATTTGAACTTTGATAACATAGATGAATGTTATATAGAATGTCATAGTATGGTGATATTCAATCAAATGGTCGATAAACTAAAGCAATCAAATTATAGAATAAGAGAAGTGCTTTGTTACAATCCAACAGGAGGATGGTATGATTTTCCTGAGAGAGTACGTATCATATACGCACAAAAAAACCCCACCGTTTAAGATGGGGGCTTTAATTTAGTTATCGTGACAATGAACCCCCGAAAGGGCCGGATAAGAGTGTGGATTGTTGGCTAATTCGTGTGAAGCAAACCGCCCAAATTGATTTAAGTTCATACAACCCGCTGAGAATAGAAGAGCGACGGCAATAATAAGGATTTTAAGTTTCATAATAATATATAGGTGGTAGAAAACTCAAACGTTGAATTAACTATGAGCCAACTCTAACTACGGTTTATAAAATGTCAAGAACTATTCCTCTCCCGCAGTATCCGATGTATCGTTGCTCTATGTACATCACCCATAACGAGTAAGCGCCTTCTAAGTTTATCACTATCATAGGTAGAATATCGATTTAATACAGTCACCAAACGACGGTGCCTCTCCGCCTTACCCTTATCCAGACTCCACTCAATGTATGAGCAACCAAACCGAAGCCTGGTCTCCCGATTGAGTATGTAGCGAGATAAGCCCAACCGTCTTACCGCATCTCCACAAGACATCCGTTTGATAATATTTAATTGCCGGGCTGATAACCCGGTCGCCATATTAATAACTATCTACTAACAAAGTCAAACCGCCGATATTATTGAAGAATCGTCTTCGTGGTGGAGTCGGAGGCACAACTAACGTAAGTAATTGAATAATAATATAATGTGGTAGTGTGGGGTGTGGGGGAGGTAAAAAAGTTGCACCCTTTACGTAGAC